CATCATTGGATTAAGACTGGAGAATACATTGAAGAATCTGACCCACGCATTGATATGGTTATTGATAGTTGGCGCGGTGTGCGCCCTGTCATACACTATAGTGTTTCAAGAGAAGAGCATCTACCTGATGCCTGCACTGTCAGTCGTCCCTGCTTGACAACACTATTAGAATCTGGCCATAACAAACAGAAACTAAGGGCACACAGCGATTACTATTGGAATAATGCTGTAAATGATTGGGCAATTTCTCATTGGTCATGGGCTGATATAATGTGCGAAAGCAAGGCTAAGAATCTTGCAAGTTTTAAACTACACGACTATGCAACAAATAATCAATGATCTTAAGAAGTACGACTGGAATTTCATTACCAGTTTCGGCAATAGTCTAGAGCAACTGAACAACAAACAACTTAGATTCATGAAGGGGTTTGTTTGTGAAGAACTCATTGCTTCTCAGGATGGTACACTAGACTGTTTGCGTGAGGACCATAAAGATTTTTATTGGAATAAACATAAGATCACTATGGAACTTAAAAGTCAGTTGAGCCAAAGCATGTACAAACAAAATGGTTCATTGCGCAAAACTTTTATTGTTAAGTTTACCAATAGTAATGGTACTAACAACAAAGACACGTTGGATCCTAGTTTGATATGTGACATTACTTTAGTATTGCGTAACGATGGTTCGTTCATTGTTAACCGTGACACTGTAGTAAAGAACTTAGTCAAGACCGGTGATGGATTTGACCTTAAGTTAAAGTCTAGTGATATCACAGAAATATCTGGGTACGTTACAGACACGACTAAGTATGATGTAGACCTCGAAAGTGTCATGGTTAATTCCATACGTGAGGCCATCAATAAAGGTAAAGCATGTTCGACAAAATAAAAAAAGTTTTTGGGTTAGAGGCGAAAAAAGAACAAGGACCAAGGTCTGATCTTCCGAGCGAGGATCCTCCTAAACCAAAAAAAGAAAAGGCTGAAAAGAAACTCAGCCCTAAAGAACAGGCTACTAAAGATGGTGAGCCCTATATTGCTATCAACAGGGTAGACATAGACCCTAATAATATCAACAATGGCGCTTTTGAATTGGATTGGAACGACAAGTTCCTTCTTAACCTGATTAAATCAGGATATAAGAAAAGCGAGACTGACACTGACAATGAGATCGTGGATCGCTGGTTCCAAACAGTCTGCCGTAACATCGCACTTGAGATGTACGAACAAGAGATAGCTGATCCGGACAAGCGTAGAAATGACATGCGTGTTGTCAATCAGCGCGATTTGGGTAACGGGCGTACTGAAGTCAGTTGACATATTCGCAAACACCTAGTATAATATACGTATATTATTCTACTAAATAGGTGTACTTGTGAAATATGCTCTGATCGATACTGCTAATACGTTCTTCCGTGCCCGTCACATCGCAAGTCGCAACAGCGATACTTGGGAAAAGATCGGCATGGCACTACACTTGACACTTGCTAGTGTAAATCAAGTTGTGCGTAAGTATGGCATCGACCACGTTGTATTCTGTCTTGAAGGTAGATCGTGGCGCAAGGATGTATATGCACCTTACAAGGCACATCGTAAAGTTGCTGAAGCATCACTCACAGAAGCAGAGCAAGAAGAAAACAAGATGTTTTGGGAAACGTATGATATGTTCACTACGTTCCTTCGTGAGAAGACTAACGTTAGCGTACTCAGACATGAACGTGCTGAGGCAGACGACCTTATAGCACGATTTGTATATCTACATCCCAACGATGAACATTATATCATCAGTAGCGACACAGACTATGTTCAATTGATTAGTGAGAACGTGAAGCAATATAACGGTGTCGCTAACCAATTGATCACGCTAGAAGGTTATTTTGACGACAAGGGCAAGCCTGTCAAGGATAAGAAAACTAAAGAACCCAAACTACTAGGTGACCCACAGTTCCATCTCTTTGAGAAGATCATGCGCGGTGACGCCGGTGACAATGTGTTCAGTGCATACCCAGGTGTTCGCACTAAGGGTAGCAAGAACAAGGTTGGTCTAATCGAAGCCTATGCAGATCGCAACAAGCAAGGTTTCAATTGGAATAACATGATGTTGCAACGTTGGGTAGACCCCGATGGTGTAGAACATCGTGTGCGTGAAGATTATGAGCGCAATCGACTATTGATTGACTTGACCGCACAACCTGACGAAATAAAGGATAAGGTAGATGCTAGCATCGCTTCAGGTGTGCGCACACAAACCACATCGCAAGTAGGCATTCACTTCATGAAATTTTGCGGTAAGTATGAACTGGCTAAGATTAGTGAACAAGCCGAGACATATGCTAAGTGGCTGAACAGTCCTTATAAGGGTGAGTTAGCATGATCAATAATAAAGGTTGGTTGAGACCCGGCGCAAACGTTAAAGATAATGAAATGTTTTGGAAGGCATTACAGGAATGAATTTAGGATTAATCATAATTGATGATTTCTATGATGATCCTGATAGTATCAGGGAATTAGCCTTATCCTATGAGTATGCTCAGGATGGATTTAGCGAAGGATATAAGTTTGGTAACGCCCCATGGGCAGGAAAAATGAGCATCAATACACATAACCCTAGGTGGATAGATGCTAAAGTGTCTAGGATATTAGGTAAAAATCTATGTCAAATGCGTAACATGGATAGTGGAAAATTCAGATTAAGCCCTGAAGGAACAGTATCTAAAAATGTATGTCACGTAGATAGTATCCAAAAAAATTATTACGCCGGGGTGTTATATCTTAATAAGGATATAGTACAGCCCGGAACTATATTCTATACGCACAAAGACACTGGTATGGATCGTGCTATAGATAGTACACAGGTTATAAATTTATTAAAACACAAGGACGATCAAAACCTTAATCAATGGAACATAAATATGGTTTCATATGTCACATATAATCGCTTGATCGTTTACCCTGGAAATAAGTTTCACAGCCCCGGACCTAGTTTCGGTACAGGGAATGACAGTAGATTAGTACAAATTTTTACTTGGGAAGAAATCATTTAAAGAGGATGACATGACAGAATTAATCGCAAACCTATCATCAAAGAATTTTGGGAGGCTATAAGAAATGAGTGACACATTAAACAAAGATATGCTATGCAAGGATTGCATACATGCATTCGTTTCCTGGTATGACTACCCAAACAAATTATTGACTCCTGGACAGCAATGGTATAAGTGCAAGAGAACAGGTAAGAAAAGTGTAGTAGACTTTAATCCAGTGACCGGCGGTAAGACATTGCCTGCGGATTATAAGTATTGCTATTCGGAACGAGGATATTCTGGGGATTGCGGAAAAGAGGCTAAATACTGGTCTCCAAAGAATAAGCATGACCTATTCAAACTTTTAAAGAGGTAATTATGACAGAACTGATCGCGAAACCCATCATCAAAGACCAATATTGGGTCGTTACTGATGGCGATAAAAAAGTAGGGAACGTACAAGCCAACAGCGCCGGTTATGAGGTTGTGCTGAATGGTAGTGCATTGCAATTTAATAATACTAAGGACATTCAGTCAAAGACTAAAATCAGTTTTCAGCCCATGAAATCTGATAGGACTAAGGTCGAGATGCCCTATCCTGAATATCCTACTCCTGTTAGGACTTACAACAACATTTTCGATGTCAAGCGTAAGTTACATGTATTCACTAAAAATACCAAAAGCAAATGCTATCATGTAGCAGGATGGTTCAATATCGACCAAAATGGTCATAAAGAAACTGTTTTTTGCCCTAAATACATCTTTATCCAGCGTTATCCTTATAACGGGCCCTTTAAAACTCAAGATGAGGCCGTCAGTCAACTAAATAGTTAAGATGATTCATATAAAGAGGTTCTTTGATAGGGTTTCTCTCATGGAGAGCAAGAAGTCAAAAGACTTTGTTTTACCCATGTCAGAAGCCAGGGTTTTGAAGGATGAGATCGCAAAATTGCTAGCCGATCTTCATCAACTAAATTCTGAGGACAAGAATAAAGATGAAGTCATCAAAGTTGAGATAACAGGTGGAAGTTTTAAATGAGCAGAACGCAACCCAAGGTAATACTTGAACATGTAGATAAGACAACATACAAATGCGACCAGATCGTGGAAGCGAGTGGTATATGGGCCGTGTTCTATGAAAACCAACCGATCAACTTAAAGAGTCAACATTACCTCGCAAACGAGGCTGCACCGAAGTACAAAAAGACTAGTTTCAGCAATCCAGGTCATGCAAGAAATCTCTGTCGTAAATTGAATGCGCAATTCAAGACGGATAAGTTTACTGTTGTATTCATGAACCAGGGCCGTCAAGTTTACCCTGATGAAGACTAAACGAGATTTGACTCAGGCATTAATAGATATCTTAGAGATAGATCAATCTCAACCTAAAAACGCAATCAACGATTTACTGTTTAAGTGGTGGGCTACTGGACGCAGTGGTAGCGGATTAAGATTGACTGAAGACGGTATGGAGGCATTTTCTCTAGCAGAAATAGAGTATTATGATTTTCCTGTGTTCTCTAATGAGAAATATAAGAGTATCAAAAAAGAAGATTTAAAAAAATTCACATTGAACCTAGGCAAGAAGTTGAAATGTCCGTGGTACATAGGTTTAAAAAACCAACAACCAAAATCAGCATATATACGAATATATGATAGCAAAATTGCTATGATGATAACTTTGTACGGAAGTTTCCTAGAATATATTGAATCAGCAAAAACATGAAAAAACCTATAACATTAGTAGAACAAGATGGCGCACAGAGATTGAGCCTAGCAAATGATCTTAGTTCACATTTAAGCACACATGCATATCTTTATCTACAACCAAACGGATGGTTCAACGACTTTCCTTGTGATGAAGAAGGGGTAACGCCATGGATGACATTTCCGGCTATAGCATTCTTGAAAGACGTTTTATCTAAAGAAAGCAAAGTGTTCGAATATGGTTGCGGATACAGCACAGTATTTTTTAATAATTATGTTGGTGAGACCGTAAGCGTAGAGCATGACATGACTTGGGTAGAGCGTGTAAAAGAAAATACACCAACTGCAACTATCCATACCATAGATCAAAATGCAAGAATTCATGATGATGCTATGGAACTAGTAAACAAGTTTATTGATACTTTCCCCCAAGTGCGTAGTGATGATAGAGATCATGACGTAAGACATGGATTGATCAACAATGAGTTTGCAGGTTACGCCAGCACTATCTATAATTATCCACAAGGATATTTTGATGTGATCGTGTTAGACGGTATGGCTAGGGCATTGAGCGGTGTATTAGCAGTAGAGAGGGCTAGAGACGATACATTAATTATTTTAGATAATAGTGATCGTTGGCAGTATAATCATCTACAGGAATATCTAGCAGACAAGGGTTATAAACGTATAGATTTCTGGGGTCCAGGATGGAACAATTATAATGCCTGGTGTACTAGTATTTTCTGTAAGAATTTTAGTTTTAAAAACAACAGGTTAGCAAGACCTGAAAAAGAAGGACCAATATTCACATGACTGAAGAAAAGAAACAAAAAAACCAAATGGCCGAATTGCTAGCGCGTAAAAAGGCTATGCAAGCAAATAATAGGGGACAATTTAACCCAAATAACGGGAAACAGGGCAAGGTTAGTAAAGGATTCGGTGGCCCTAGTGTTACCCGAAAAACGGGCAGAGGGTCTTGACCTTTACCTACTAATATGTTAATATAGTCATATCTGTTGTAACTATAGGTATTGACTATGCGCAAGTTTTCTTATGCCATCTCTGCTTTCGTGTTGACTGCATGCGGTGGAGGCGGTGGCAGTAACACCCCGTCTGTTGCTGTGAATTCTATTCCAGCAATTGCTCCCGCAGTAGTAGATCAGCCTTACTTCACTGAAGTAGCGAATGCCTTTTCTGATCCAAAACAACATTCCTGGTTTTCAAATATAACTAAACTTTTCCCGAACAATGTAGATCATTTGGGTAATGTTAACTCAGTATTGGCTACTGATTTAAATAATGATGGTCGCAATGAATTTATCATGGTTATCTATAAGGGTCCTGCACATGGCAATGTAGGTACCTATGCATCTGACCCTTGCAGGAGCACTACTGTCATTTACACATATCGCGATAATAAATTTATCGATGTGTCAGACACATATCTAGAAGCAAACCGTGATTTTAAGGCTTGCATAACTGATTCCAATCCAGCCGTGATTGATATCAATAACGACGGGAAGAAAGATTTCTTCTTTAGCGCAAATCAAGAAGATGGTCGTAGGCCTGATCTAGGTTCAGAGATGACTAGTCCATTAGTTGGATGGGTAAGTCAACCTAACGGCAAGTACAAAATCGTAAACTTTGCTCCTAACAAATGGTATCATAGTATAGGATCAGGCATTGATAGTTCGGGTAATACGTTTGTCACAGGTGCAGGCTATCCTAATGATCAAGTGCAAAATAACAGATATATCTGGAACGGCAGGGAAATGCAAACTATCTATGATCAGTATTTTCCAGATATCAGCCCTAACTCTTTTGTGTTTTTATCTAGGGAAGGTAACGCTAGTGATCTTTTGATTCAGCATACATGGTCTAAGCAGATGGGCGCTGAAGGATACTACAAAGAAAATAGCATCTGGTATAAGACTAATATGGTCGGTCCTTCTGTGACAGAAATAGGCGAAGAAACTTTCCAGGTATGGTCAGGTGATAAGAGAAAAGTTACAGTACTGAAAATTGAAGGGCATCATGTTGTGGGTACAGGTGGCGGATCACAATTAGATAGTCTGACTGAGTGTAAGTTAGATAAAAATCAAAAGCCTGTAGCAGTGGGTACATATTCTCTAGGTATCATTCCAACTTATGTTCCCGGTGAAGTGATTAAAGAACAAAACACTAAAGTCATTATCATGCCTGTATCTTTCGATGTCAGGGATAAGAAGTTAACTATGACTAAGTTGAACATCATCGGTGAGAATGATTTTTCTCCGGGTAAAATTCAATGTTTAGATGCCAACAAAGATGGTTATGATGATATTGTTTTGAGTTTGGGTAATGATAAAAATCTACGTCACCAACGTATCTATATCAATCAAAAAGATGGAACCTTCAAAAAGTTAGAAGTGAATAATATGGTCTTGCATGACAAAGTGCGTCTGTACTTTTCACACATGGCTGATTTTGACAATGACGGAATCATCGACATTATTGCATTCCCCGGTAATTATTACAATGATGCGTCTTACGCAGGAGCAATAAAGTTCTACAGGGGAACGAAGGCCATACAGTAAAATCCCGCTCTCGTAAGTCGTTGATTTATATAGGTTTTTTGTAGCAAAAAAACAACAAAAAAGGATTGACATTTGGGCTGATTGGGCGTACAATACATGTATTGACACTAAGAAAACGGAGAAACAAAATGAGTTTACGATACGATACATTGGGTGAGATGATTACCATGAACGAAAGCCAAAAACGTGACATTCGTATGTATGGTTGCACAGAAGCCCAAATGCGTGAGGCTGTAGAACAAAGTATTACTTTTCGTTTTTCAGGTCCTGCAATGATGGCCGCTAGTCTCATGTCTGACGCCCAAGAAATGATCAACACCGAATATGGTGAGGTTGATTACATGCGAGCCGAGGACGCCCGTCAATGTCTCAATCGTGCTAAGTGGATCCTTTTTGAGTATTGCGACAAGAGGTAATAAATGCGTAAGGGCGAAAACATCACAGTACGTAGCGAGGGTGGCAAGGGTTTGAATTGCCCCATCGTTGACGTAGAACCCAACAAGATTTGGGTACGTTTCCCGACCAATCAGGTACTGGAAATGGACTATAATGATAAACGGAAACTCTATGTGGGCAAGATGGCCAGACTGGAATTTACTGTGAATCCAAAGGAAGTGTAAGTTGTTGTTTTTAAACAACATTTAGAGGCTTGACATTGGGTTAAGTTGGATATATAATAGAATCTTAGACAGTTAATTAAAGGACTTACAAATGAAACGAATTCCAAGTAACATCATTGAGCAGGCTATTCAACTTTGCCGCAATCAGGATTTAGTAAAATCATGGGAAGATACTTACGGTATTGCCATGATTGTAAATCGCTGTTTGCGTGATGATTCTCCCATGTGGCGAACCAACAATAGCAAAGATTGGGTAGTCACTAAGGAAAATCTCAACGAGTCACCGGAAGGCTTTGGTGGACTGACTACTAAACAAATGCGAACCGTAGCCCCGTTGTTAGGTCGTACTTACGTTTTTGACTACATTAGTAAACGTGGTTATGAAGGTGGTAGGCTTTGTCTCCCCAAAGATGTGCCGGCAGGATTTGATCCTGAATTTGGCATCCGACAAGCCGCATAACAAAATACGCCCCGCAAGGGGCGTTTCCTAGGCTCTGTAAGTTGTTGTTTTTAAACAACAAAATATCCGGAAAATAATGGATAAAAAGGCTTGACTTTGGGAACATTTGGGCATATAATAGAATCTAGACAGTAAAGAAAAGGTCCAAAATGAAATCAAAAATCTTTATCATTCAAACTGACAATTACAAATATTTCAAAAGCAAATTGCCCACATGGCGAAATGGTTTTTGTGAAATTATGCGGAGCGTTACTGTAGAACCAGACCCGCATAATGTTTATGATTGTTGGGGTACTATCGAGGCATACGGCCAAAAACTTTTTGTTTATGCCCACGATTATGAAGGTGAAGAAAAATTGTGGCAAATTCATGGTGTTGCTAGAAAACAACAGTCTTGAAATTCGTGGCTGATAAGGCTTGACATTTAATCGGTTTGGGCATATAATAGAATCTTAGACAGTAAAGAAAAGGACTTACAAAATGGCTACTCGTTCTACAATCGCTTTAGAATTCGCTGATGGTACTATTGGTCAGGTATATTGTCATTGGGACGGTTACTTGGCTCACAACGGTAAAATCTTGTTTGAGAATTATTCTAATCCCTTTATCTTGCGTGACTTGATCGACCTCGGCGACGTTTCTAGTTTGCGTCCCACAATCGGTACCAAGCATCCTTTTAGTGTTTTAGATTTGTCAACTGACAGCCCTCTAAGCAAGGATGGTAAGTTTGAGGAACTGTACGGCAACATGACTACCTTCTATGGTCGTGACCGTAGCGAACACAATGTCTATGCGCGGTACTTCAAGGACTTTGCAGATTTCAAGGCTAATGGTCAAGCCGAGGAATATGATTACATCCTTCGCAATGTTGATGGTGTTGCTACTTGGTTTGTATCCTATCATGGTGGTGAATTCGTTTTGTTGACCGAGGCTTTTGCTAAAGAAGCAGAAGAAGAAAATGCCTAAAGTTAAAAAGGTTGAAGCAATGTATCCTACTATGCTTGTGTTGTCGGCGGCATGTGCCGCGCAACGTGTCAATGGTATGTATGTCAAGGTGGCATACGAGATTGGTAATACAGAAGATACTAAAGGGAATCCTCGAAAGTCCAATCGTCAGTTGGTAATGGAATTCATTGCCGATCCTAGCACCATCACGAAAGAAGACAATGACATGGCTTCTAGCCTCAAAGCCTGGTATCAAGGTAAGACGTTCAAGATTCTTGGCGGCGGCTACATGAGTGAGTTCGACCGCAATGCTATGAAGTTGGTCGAGAAAGAAGAGATAGTTGGTAACTATGAAATAGCAATAGCCAGTAGTCTCCCTGCGTCCTATCTTAAAGGCGTGCAACGTGATCTAGGTGAGAATCGTGCAAAATTTGCACAAGGTGGTTATCTAGGTAAAGTGTTGGATCGTGTCACAGCCAACATTGAGGTCTTGAAGTGCGTATTCAGTCAAAAGTGGAATGTGTACTTTGTGACTGCTATCACCGATAAGGATCAATCGATCTTTTTCAGTTACAAGCAGGATCTAACCTATGGTAGTAAGTTATCTATCAAGGGTACAGTGAAACGTCAGGACAATAACCAAACACAATTGAATAGGGTACAGGTGATCTAATGGAATTCGAACTTGCTAACGAAATACAACATCATATCGCTGACCTTTTGTGGGAGGCAGAAGATGATGATACAGTAAAGGCTATCATACTTAAATATGGTGTAGATGCTTATATTGTTTTTGATATGATGATGGCGGCACATTTTGATACATGTATGGATACTGATGTCGCAGAAAGTATCCTAGAAAGGTTCATGAATAAATGACTAAATTTATTGCAGGGTTTGTTCTTGGTATCATTGTCGCTACAGTAGGCTTTAGTGGTATCGCTAAACTACTAGACAATGGTGTTAACAAGGTAAAAGAAGTAGCAACAGAAAAGGCACAATAATGGGACTTGATCAATACGCATATATCGCTAGCAAGGCTAACACTGAGTGGGACGATAGTAGCCGTCAGGATGTTTCTTATTGGCGCAAGCATCCTAACTTGCAAGGTTGGATGGAGCAACTAGCCCAAGAAAAGGGTATACAATACGATACATTCAATGGTGTCGAACTTGAACTGACTTGGGAAGATATTGACAAACTTGAGAAAGATATCAAGTCAGGTCAAGTGAGCGAACTAGGCACTACGGGATTCTTTTTCGGTGATCCTAGTGATGAGCATTACCGAGAGCAGGATCTAGAATTCTGTGTCAATGCTAAGGCAGAATTGTTTTTGAAGCGTAAAGTATTTTACAATTCAAGTTGGTAATTTTTAAAGGGGAAGATGATGAGTAAATTTTTCGAATGGTTTGGTCGCAATCGCAAGCCGATTGGTTACACGGTTGGTGCATTGAATGTGTTGTCAGGCGTGAATTTTCTATTGCAGGGTGATATAGGATTGGCTGTATTGTGGTTCGTGATCGGCGGAACCATCTTGTTTGATACTTACGAATACAAGTAATCATGGCAAAACTATATCGTATCAAACCTGTAGATAAGAAATCTATCTATGCTGTCTATGACGTTTATAAAACCGACGAACAGGGTAACACCCGAGGTTTTGTAGTACGTGAACTTTATCGTTGGGGTCAGGGTTTCCGTGAATTTGAGGAGCCTGTTTATGCCGAAGATAAATGGATTATCTGTGATCCAGGTATCGGCTGGGGTTGTGAACTAGATGATCAAATCAGCCTTGACTTTGAATTTGATGATGACTTCACTGAAGAAGAGCGAGACAACATCGCAAAACTATGGTGTAACGGAGACCCCGATGACGAATTTGAGCGATCTGGTGCTGCCTGGCTATATGATTTTAGTGATTGGGTGGTAGAGGAAGATTATGTTCAAATCATGGGTCCGTTCAATGTTGACATTGTAGACGGAGACGAGTATAATGTAGTAATCGAAGAAAACATTAAACTTGAAAATCGCCCAAAGATTGACCCAAATAGCGCATGGCCTTTTAAGTAAAATGGTAAACTATCGTTTCATAGGTTGGTGCAAAGAAGGTAGGCACGACAAAGTTTGGATCGCAATTCAATTGCGAGAATTTGACATTGATACCTATGAATCGGGCAAAATACTTACACTTTGGGGTAGACGCGGGGGTAGCCTTCGTAGTAAAATAGTGTTTGACGATGAAGAACTGAGCAAATTGATCAGGTCCAAACGCAATAAGGGTTATGAACAGTTTAGTACCGAATATCTAGAAAAGGTCTATCCTGAGTTCAAAGCCGATCTTGAGAAACAATATATTTGGAGCACATTAGCACTATGAGCGCATACTGGATTCACAAACTAAACGAGAGTGACAGCCGACTACACAAGGAAGATGTATTACGTCAAGCCTATGAGATGGCTGTGCTTGGCAACGAGAGTTCTATCAAGTTCCTGCGATTCGTTCAAAGCGCATACAATCCTTACGATAACTTCCATCTGCGTCAAGTGCCCGAGACTGAGGGTTTGACAGGTATGGAAAACCCCTGGGCTGACTTTGAGGACTTGCTACTCAAGTTGCGCAACCGTGACATCACCGGCAATACCGCCCGTGATGCTGTAGACGCTATGAGCAAGCGTTTCGATAGTGACGAGTGGAATAACTTCTGTCGTAACGTCATCCGTAAGGACTTGCGTTGCGGTATCAGCGACAAGACTTTCAACAAGGTAGTGAAGAAATCAGAATACGAGATTCCTATCTTTGGTTGTCAGTTGGCTACTAACAGTGAAGGTCGCCCTGAGATGAAGGGCTTGAAGCGACTTGAGCCTAAACTAGACGGTGTGCGCGTATTGATGCGTGTTGTATATAACGACATGGGCGAATGCGTGACTACTTGCTATAGCCGTAACGGTAAAATCTTTGAGAATTTTAGTATCATCGAACAGCAGATACAAAACAACTACACTAAGTTGGTTCGTGCCTCTAAGGATCGTAGTCTTAATTTTGGCTTCTGGCTTGACGGTGAAGTGATCGGTAACAGTTTCCAAGAGTTGATGCGACAAGCACGGCGCAAGGATAACGCTAAGGCTGATGATAGCGTGTTCAATATCTTTGATATCATTCCCATCGATGATTGGGAGCGTGGTTACTGGAATGCACAGTTGCACAAGCGGGTAGCATTGCTTGAGAAGTTACGTCCCGTCATTGATACTATGCCTAATGTAGAACTGTTGCCGCATATCATGGTCGATCTTGATACCGGCGAAGGTCGTGATCAATTGATGCGTTATGCTAAAGACAATGTGAACGCAGGATTCGAGGGCATCATGATCAAGGACATCAACAGTCCTTATGAGTGTAAGCGCAATACGTTTTGGATGAAGTGGAAGCCTACTATCACAGTTGATTTGACTGTAGTTGGTATGGAAGAAGGTACTGGGCGTAATCAAAATCGTCTTGGTGCCCTCGTATGTGAAGGTACCGATGATGGTAAATTCATCAAGGTAAATGTAGGGAGCGGGTTCAGCGATAGTGAGCGTGATACTCTTTGGGCTGACCATGTTGAGATGGATTGCGTAGTGGGCAAGACTGCTGAGGTATTGTGTGATATCATCACTCAGAACCAAGATGGTACTTACAGTTTGCGTTTTCCACGTTTTGTGAGATTCCGTGATGACAAGTAAAGGATCAACATGATATATGACACATTATTATTAATAGTTGGAATGTTGTTTCCTTTCACAGTTTATATTCTTTTATTGATTGTTAATTTCACAGAATTCAAATTAAAAGATTATATTAAGGAACCAAAAGATGAATGAACAACTTAAAGAAATTGCTGTAAAAGCGCAAGTAGAACATTGTGTAAGCCATGTACGTCTTGAAGAGTTCGCTGATTTGATCATACAAGAAGCGATTCTAGCAGTAAAGTCTAAGACAAATACCAATCACATTTATACATCCTTTGACAAAGATATGGTATCGCATACCATCAATAATAGTGTCAAGGCTATAAAGGAACATTTTGGACTCAAATCATGAGTAACTTGTGGTTCAATATCAGATTCGGTACATATCACTGGCAATGGGGACCAGACGGTATGTCATGGAAGGAAAATCCTGTGCAACTATCATTACGAAACACACAACCAACTAATTGGAAATGGTTCTGTGTTTACTGTATTTTTGGAAAACATATATGAATGATAGAATTGCAGAATTAAAATCTCAATGTATTGTGCGTGAGCAACGAGGTACCAACGCTTTTGATAGTTACATGGTAGATCGGTTTGATACAGAAAAGTTCGCTGAGTTGATTGTGAGAGAATGTGGAGAAGTTGCTTATAAGGCCTATTGGAATAATCCCGAAACAGTTAGAGGCGTACACATTCAAGAAAAGATTAAACAACATTTCGGAGTTGAAGAATGAAAACTCGCGAGGCTATTATTACATCTATGTGTTATACATGGCGACATGACTACGGGCTAGTAAAAGAAGCTGATCCAGGAGGTTATTCTTTTCCAGGCATAGCAGGCATGACACGCGAAGAACAACAAAGCCTTTGGCGCCAAATGGCACAGATTTTTGATAATGATATTGCACCATATATGGAGTTGAAGAATGAATGAACGAATTAAACAACTTGCTGAAACGGCTTTAGAGTATGCTGAAAAGAATCAATCGGCGTATATTCCGCGACATTGGTTTAGATTATATAACGAAAAGTTTGCCGAGTTGATTGTTAGAGAATGTGTCGAGCGGGTAGCAGGATCAGTTGTACGAGATAAAGGTCATATTCCACAAGATCCACACAGCCAAGGTTGGAATGATGCTGTGGCCTATGCAGGTAAAGAATTGAAGAAACATTTCGGAGTTGAATGATGAAAGAGCGAGTTTTTGTATTCACTGAAACTGAAAGTTCAATGAAGGGCAAGACTAGACCTTTCATGTATGCTTTCCGCGAAAATGAGATCAAAGAGGTTCGTACTCAGTCGGGTAGCCAGAACTGCTATCTTGTAGTCAATGGCCTCGAAGTTAACGGTAGTTTTGATGAACTAGTCGCTAAATTAGGCGAGAGGGTGGATATCAAATGAATACACGAATATACATGTCCAGACGAGAGTTGGAAATCATTAGCAACATCGTTAGAGAAAATGAGATTGAAAACTCTTTTGAGTTGATCTATAATAATGATAGCGGAATAGGTAGCACATTAGATATGGAGTTTGACCACAAACTTAACGGTCGTTATGTTACTGTTCGTGTTAGTATCACAGATTCAGATAGTTGGTAATTTAAATAGGAGAGTGCCATGCAATTTAAGAAAATCGAATATCATCAGGTTCATAGCCATTTCACATACGATCTTCCCGATGAAGATATCATCGAGACTTTTGGTAGCGTAGAACGTTTTAAAGAGATTGCTAGCCACATGACTAGCAATGACTGGAACGAACCAGAAGGCGATGAGCCAACTGATGAAGAAACAGATGCCTTCCATGACTTTTTGTGTAACTACGATTATGATCGTGATGATGATTGGTTCACTGATCGCAAGGGCGGATATGATATAGGTTACGAGGTAGTAGACGATGAATAAGCCTAGTGGCTATGAAGATTTAGTAGGTCAGCGATATATATTCGCTGATGGTGACTGGCTTGAAGTCAAGCATATCAAATGGCGAGGCGACGAAGACTTTATTGTAGGATACCTAGTACAACAAGGTCCAGGCATTCCACGAAATCTTGTGCAATCTCTTGCTGAATTTCTAGGAAACTACGGGCATTTGTTCGGTAAAGGTGAACCACCTGAACCTAGAGAATAATCTACAGTTATTTAGGTTTATTGTGCAATAAATATACTAATGCCAAATATAATTAAGAAGATTTTTAGCCTCAGCACCTTAGCACTAATTACCGCGCTAACTCTTAGCGGCATAGCGGCTTGGTACAGTGTTGTAGGCTTGACTGCCATATTCGCCGCGGCAGTGATACCCATCATTATCATGGGCGGTAGCCTAGAGGTAGCCAAGGTCGTCACGACTGTATGGTTACATAGATATTGGGACAAATGCAGATGGGCAATGAAAACTTATCTGACTGGTGCTGTCATAGTCCTTGCAGTTGTCACAAGCATGGGTATCTTTGGTTTCTTATCAAAGGCTCACATGGATCAAGGTATCCCTACAGGAGATGTAGCCGCGCAGATTAGTTTGCTTGATGAAAAGATCAACATACAAAAAGAATTAATACAGAGTGAGCGAGAGAACATTGAATCTGCACGTAGGGCATTATCACAGTTAGATGCTCAAGTGTCCGCAAGATTGGATCGCGGTACTAGTGAGGCTAGCGCAGAAAGATCCGTACAGATTCGTGCGGCACAGCGTAGAGACAGACAGGCCTACACTAAAGAGATAGATGAGGCGCAAGTACGTATAGAAAAGTCTAATGCTACTATACAATCCTTAAGTTTAGAGAAGGCTCCATTAGCCTCACAATATCGCAAGATCGAAGCAGAAGTTGGTCCTATCAAATATATCGCGGCATTGATTTATGGCGATAATCCTGACAATGCTACATTAGAACGTGCAGTACGTTGGGTAATCATACTATTGATTTTCGTATTTGACCCATTGGCATTGATGTTAGTCATTGCCGCTATCAGTAGTTACAAGTGGGAATTTGATGAGAAAAAAGAAGAACATAAACCCGATGCTTGGATTGCAGATGTTGGTGAGAAACCAACAGCAGAAGAAATAGCAGATTATGAACCAGATGACGGCCCACTAACAGACATTCAAATTGAACAAATAAAACAATCAGTCGAAGAACCAAAAGCAGGCAGTATAGAACTAACCGCTGATGGTGGGTTTGTAGAACCGAAACAGGATATTCCTGTAAAAAAAAAGTTAAGCGAAAGATTGAGCCAACTAAAGTCAAAGTTGCCAAGATTAGCCCAAATAAAAGAAAATTTAAAAAAGACAAACCTAAACCAGTTCTCAAGCAAGTTGAGTTCCAGCCTAAACCAACTAAACCTAAAAGAAAAGTTAAGTTGGAAAAACCTAACAGACTGGAAGAGAAGTCCGATTCTAATGATGTTAAAGTCTCTCAAATCCAAAAAGAGATAGACACTAGCGAAAACGTGACCCCTGTACATAACACAGGAAATGGTTATGTTGAGTTCGAAGGCAGACAGTTCCAACGTGACGCACTGAAAGAATTACGCCCTGATCTATTCAGAATCAAAGCAGACGACGGATATAAGGTCAATAGTAATTTTGGAACACAGTTCCCTAAAATGGCAAGCAAAGGTGATCTATTCGTGCGAGTAGATGTTCTCCCAAACCGCGTATTCAAGTTTGACGGTAAGAAATGGCTAGAGCAGAACAAGAATCTTACCCAAAGTTATATGGATCAAGGTTACGTGGAATTCTTGATCGATAAACTTAACAGGGGAGAATATGATCTTGACCAATTATCAGACGGAGAAAGGTCTGAATTGGAAGACTATCTAAAAGGTAACCAAAACAGTTGACCTAAACGCTAGACTATACTATAATCATAATACGTTCTACAACTATGGAGCAAACGTGTATGAATAAGAGTCTAGTAACAATCGCAGTAGCCCTCACAATCGCAGGCTGTAGTTCTACCCCTAAAGTAGATACAGTTCGTGAAGAGGTTCTTTCAACTAGTTTCCAACAGGAATCAATCAGAGTCCAGACCAACTGTCGTTGGTATACTTGGGACAAGAAAAACTGTGAGATCACCCGAGTGGAATCTGTGGGCGTTGCAGCCAGCAATGGTGGTACCGCAGTAAATCGCAGTAACGCATTGCTACGTGCATGTGATGTGGCACGTGCTAACGTGCGACACTGGTTCCGTGAAGAAGTCGTTAGTGATCGTATCACTAAGACTGTTGCTGACAGCGTAGAAAAGAGCACCAGCACTGAGACGCAGGGAAATGCTGAAACTACTAAGGGCCAAACGAGCAATCGCGGTAATGATAACAACACCAAGTATACTATAACGCATAGTATCCGTGTTCAGGCTAGCGGTCATCTTGAGGGATTCCGTGTAATCAAGC